TTCACCGGTGGAGTGGAAGGTGAACGGCTCCTCGGTATATTGAAGAACAGTCACCATTCTTCGGTATGCGATCTGCAAGTTGTTGGTGACGGTCAGTTGAAGCTTCAAGTCGCATCAACCGAAGTGGTGTTTCCGTTACTGGATATCAAGGAACGGTTATTTAACCAGTATTTTCCAGATGGTGAAGCATTCAAGGTGTCGGCGGAATTCAAAGAGGCAATTAAGCTGGCCTTACTATCCGTCGGCAGTAAGAAGATAGCCGCACCATCCGAACGAGGTGTAACTCTTATTCAAGAGAAAGACTCTATTGATGCTTTCTCTACCGATGAAGTGACGGTTTCTTGGATGAATATTAAAGATGACCCCGATAACCCGAAGCTATTCAACGGTAATGTCCGTCGCGCCATTTGGTCGAAAGACTTCTGCGAATACTTTGTGAAAACAATGATAAAGGGGTCGGATGTTATCGTCACTCAGGATGCGGTGTACTGCGTCGCCCGTATCGCCATGATCCCCGGTGACATTCGTAAAGCGGATGAACGGGCAAAGGTGATTGACGGTAAATTCGCCGAGGTGATGGTGTTCTCCAGACTGGTTGAAGATGATGATCCGGCAAACTTCACCATTGCGCCGACGAAGTTCGCACCAGCAATAAAGGAAGGGTTCGGTGTACCACCGTTATTGAAACAAGCGTTGGATCGCGCGGCGGTGATGATGCCTTCGGAACAACCGGTGGATGTTGAAGTAATGGCACCTTCCGGTGAAGACCCTGCCGCGCTTCGCTTGTATTCAAGCAATGCTATCGGCGAGTTTGACGACCAGATAGATCTGGAACCGGAAACAAAACATAAGCCGATATCAGTGAAGGTGGATGTCGGGTTACTGAAACGGTCGATTACCGGGGGTCAACAAAAGATGGCGGTGATAAATGAAACACTTGTACTATCCGGACCACCGAATTTCTATCATTTCATTTCTACCAGAAACTGAACCAGAGAACCGTTTTATTAGGAAGTGGTTTCTCGAGGATATAGGTGTCCGTTGGGAAGAACACCAATGGCGTGCTTATAACATCGGTAAACCTACCGAGAGTAGTAGTAAATACTGGTCAACTGGACTTGGTGATATAGAAGTCGATGAAATATTTACCTTGTTCCGCCATTCAAACTTGACCTTCCTGCCTTGTAAGTGATCGAAACCCCTGTCGTATAATAGTAATATAACGGCGGGGGTGTACTATGGGTTTTGGCGGCGCATTAGGGTTAGTACCGGCGCAAAACGTCACTGCCAACCGGCAGGCGGTGTCGGATGAAACGCTTCACTCGATGGAGTGTCGCGCTTGTCCGTTAAACCGTAAGAGTCACGTCGAAACCCTTATCTCACCTAAGATGAAAGCTTCCGGTGACGATGAACCGGAAGTCTATATTATAGGTGAAGCGCCCGGTCGGATCGAAGATGAGGAAGGTATTCAGTTCGTTGGCCCATCGGGTGATTTACTTCGGCCACATATTCCGAAACGCTACCGCAAGCGTATCCGTTGGAACAACACCACCAGGTGTCGACCGCCTAATACCCGTAACCCAGACAGGGTCGAAATAGAATGCTGTCGACCTAGTATTGAACGGGATATAGAACAGTCACAGCCTATTGCAATATTCGGGTTAGGTGGCGTTCCGTTAGGCTGGGCAGGTAAAGCGGGCGGAATATACTTGTGGCGTGGCCGACGGTTCCCCATTCAAATCGGTTCGCATACTTGCTGGTATTATCCGATGCTACACCCAGCCGGTATTCTTCACAAGAAAAGTGAAAGCAACCGGAAATACCAGTCGGATGATGAATTCGCTTTTGAGATGGACTTGAAACACGCTTTTTCCGATATCGATGACGGCTTACCGCCACCCGTTGTTCATACACCTAAGTTTGCCCGCGAAAACATTACTTGTCTAACCGGACGCAGTAGCGGCGATCTTCAATACTTATTAGAGTTTCTCGACTATGCCGGTACACGTGACATAGCCGGTGTCGATTATGAAACGCAGAACCTGCGGCCTTACAACAAAGACTCCGAGATACTGACGGCGGCGGTGTCGGTTGAGGATGAAACGGTAGCGTTTGCCTTCCGACACCCGCAAGCCGGTTGGACACAATCTCAGTTAGTGAAGATAGACCAAGCATGGGTTAGCTTCCTATCATCGCGCGCCCGTAAAGCGGTTCACCAACTTTCATTTGAAATGGAATGGACTTGCTTCTTTTACGGTAAAGACTTAGCGCGAGTTCCCTGGGAAGATACAATGACGCAAGCGTATGTTATCGACGAACGCGTCGGTGACGTAAAGCCGGGTGCGTTGTCACTTGAATGGCTGACACAACAATACTTCGGAATCAATATAAAGAAACTCTCGCCGAAGATGAATAAGGCTAGGATGCGCGATGAAGACTTGGAAACTCTTCTTCCTTACAACGGCATTGATGCCAAATATCACCGGCTGGTCTATTCCGCCCAAGCGGAAGTCATCCGGAAGCAGCGGCTGGCGGGCGTGTATGAGGAGAAGGTTCGCCAAGTGCCGACAGTGGTTCTTACGCAACTGAAGGGTGTTCCGGTTGATCCGGTAGTGAATAAACAGTTAAGTAAAGAATACACCCGCAAGTTGAAAGAAGCCGAGGATGCGGTACAGGTGCATGATGAAGCAAAACAGTTCTATAAACTAACCAATGAGAAGTTTAATCCCGCTTCACCACAACACGTTATTGTTGTTCTTAGAGATATTCTAAAGACTAGGGAAGGCCAGTTATCCAGTAACGGTTGGTCGACTAAGGAATCGGTACTCAAGCAAGTAGACCATCCGTTCACCGATTCGGTGTTAGCCTTCCGCAAAGTACAGAAGATAAAAGGCACTTATGTCGATCCATATTCACCTGGCAGTCCAGTTCTCTATCCAGGTAATATCATTCATACCAACCTAGGCACGTGCTTCACCGAAACTGGTCGACTTAATTCCGAAGACCCGAATATTCAGAACGTGCCTATTAGAACCGATGAAGGCAAGAAAGCGCGCAAGCAGATTGCTTCGCGGATAGTGGCGTCATTCGACTACGGTCAGATTGATGCCCGTATTATTGCTTGCGGTTCCCGCGATAAGTATTACTGCAAAGCATTGTGGGAGAATTACGATATTCACCTCGAATGGGCCGAACGGTTAGCCTATGAAATACCGCGACTGGTAGGTGGCAAAGCCAACATCAAAGACCCCGAGAAAATGGACAAGTTCCGTAACCGGGTGAAGTCTCAATGGGTGTTTGCTTTGTTTTACGGCGCGGCATTACGCACTACCGCAGGTCGGTTTGAAGTCGAGATGCACGAGATAGAGAAACTATACAACGCTTTCTGGAAACAGTTTGCGGATGTAAAGAAGTGGCAGGATCGAATATCCGACCAGTTTAAAGAACACGGTTACGTCCAGTTGTTCGACGGGTTGCGCCGTCACGCACCTTTAGGTCGCGGTCAACAGATAAATACACCAGTACAAGGAGCCACCAACCGTATAGTAATGTTGGGAATGAATAGGTTATCGGAGAAGGAAGATAATCTATTACAAGCCAACATGCAGATACATGATGACTTGACCTTTTGCTTTAATGATGTGAATGATTACGAGGACAGTGTACCACGTATACTAGATACAATGCTGGATGGTCGAGAATTCGATTGGTTTTGCGTTCCGCTAGTAGTCGACTTGAAAGATGGTCGTAACTGGGCGGAAATGAAGAAGATCGGCACCTTCTCCAGTGTCGAAAGGTTAGGCTGGCCGCAACGAGCGAAGGAATTCACCTAATGGCAAAGGACATCGAATCGCTTATCAATAAATATCGACCCACCAAGTTCTCGCAAGTCATAGGTGAGAAGCAAAAGACTATCATAACGTCACTTCAGAAGGTACTTAATAAAGGCACCAGCCATTCGATTATCTTCACCGGCCCGCCAGGTCTCGGTAAGACAACGCTTGCGCGGCTTGCGGCCCAGTACGTCGGTACACCGCTGAATGCAATAAGAGAACTCGACACTGCCAACTTCAACTCGGTTGATGACATGCGGCAAGTGTTGGAGGGTTTGTATTACAAACCGTTGGATGGTTCACCTGTCAAGTCATTCATAGTGGATGAGTGTCACCGGCTATCCGCCGCCGCATGGACGGTGTTATTGAAGCCGGTCGAAGAACCACCCGACTGGGTGTTCTGGTTCTTTTGTTCCACGGACTTTGAACGTATCCCGAAGACTATCAAATCGCGTTGCGCTATATATCAACTTGAAGCCGTAAGTCGTGATGACTTGATTGACCTACTTGAGGATGTATGCGACAAGGAAGGGTGGAACACCCCACGTGAAGTTTTAGGTGTTTGCGCCCGTAATGCCGACGGTTCACCGCGTAATGCGTTATCGTTTCTTTCGGTCTGTCATACTTTAGAAACGCTTGATGAAGCGGCGACGGCTATTTCATCCGCAAGTCGAGAGGTGAAGGGTCCAGGGTTTGAACTGGCAAAGCTACTTGCGGAGAACGCAAAGTGGCGATCCATTCAAAAACTGCTAGTCGAAATAAAGAAGAATGAGGAATATGCCGAAGGTATCCGCCATGTGGTACTGGCGTACTTCACTTCAATGGCCATCGGTTCTCCCGATGAAGGTCAAGTGAAATCAGCCGCACATGTAATAGAGGCATTTTCCGATCCGTATAATCCAGCCGACGGGTTAGCCCCGTTGGTATTGTCGGTATGCCGTTCTATATTTGTGGGAGGAAGGTGATGCAAGGTCGAGTAAGACCCGAAGAAGATGATGAGGATGAGGATTCGCTTACGTCACTTCGGAACGAACTCGCTATAGCGGCGGGTTCCGCCGAAGACTTAGACACTGAACTGATCCGGCAAGCGCAGCTTTACGGTCACGTCGGTACACTGTATGCGTTCGCAGTGGCGACGCGCGACAAGAAAAAGCATGATTTAGAAGTATTGGAAGCGCAATTAGACCGTGATGTTCGCGATCAATTGGCAACTGATAATGAAAAAGTAACGGAAAATAAGGTAGAAGCCGGGATAAAGCTTGAGCCGAGCCACCAGCGTGCGTACAGAGACTACTTGGATGCTTGCCGTTTGACCGCCGAATGGGAAGCACTGAAAGACGCGTATAAGCAAAGGTCGTATATGTTAAGGGAGATAGTGAACTTACGGGTGACTGACTACTTCGGTGAAGCAGTAGGATCTAGTGAACGGAGGGACGCTAGGGGGAGATCCTTTAGACGAAGGTATCCAGCGCATGATGATCGATGTTGAAGTATTCCTTACGGTAATAGCCGGTTTTGTGCTATTGATGTTTGTCTGTTATTCGGGCGGTCTCTTGGCGTCCCGAGGGTGGCATAAAGGAAAGCTGGAATTCGTCAATAGACTGCGCAACGACTACACCGAAGAGGAACCCAGTCATGGCCAGAAGTCGACACAGTTACGACTACACCCCGTCGTTCGAGGCAACCGTTAAGCGGGCTGACGACCGACACTCCCAGTTCGACAACTTGTTTAAGGACATCAAGATCTTCAAAGCAAAGGAAGGTCAAAACGGTGTCAGAATATGTCCACCGACCTGGCAAGGTGCCGGTCACTACGGGAAGCGAATACTTATTCATAGCGATATAGGCCCGCGTAACCAGCGTTACTTGTGTCTTAGGGAAAACGACGATTCGCCGTATGATAACTGTCCGGTTTGCGATGAACTGAAGAAACTTGGGCCGCGCGCTACACTGGATGATCGGAAAGCACTTCAGGCGAAAGAACAAGTCGTCTATTATGTTCTTTCCCGTAATGCCGGTGACGAACCGGAAGTAATGGTCTGGTTGGTGTCACCTACAACGGACTCCGAGATTGCTGCCCAGTCGGTGAACCGGAGGCGCGGAAGTGTACTCAATATTATCGATGTCGATGACGGATATGATATTGAGTTCACCCGTAAAGGGACCGGTCGTACCACTACCCGTTATTCGGGTTATAAAGTCGACCGGGATTCCAGTCCACTTCACGAGAAAATGCAGTTACAGGAGGAAGCGGAAGACTTTATTAACGACAACCCGTTGCCGACTCGTTTGAACTTTGTGACACCGGAACGGATGACCGAAGTGTTATTCGGTACTGCTAAAGATGAAGATGAAGAAAAACAACAAGGTGAGCGCGAAGCACCGCGCGATGACAGACGCGGTTCTCGCCGTCAGGCAGTTGAAGAAGAAGAAGAAGAACAACCGCGACGCACCCGTAACCGGGATGAGGAGGAAGCACCCCGGCAACGGACACGTACACCGCCACCTGCGGATGACGAAGAAGAAGAACAACCGCGTCGTACTCGTACTCGTACACCGCCACCGGAAGATGATGAAGAACCGGCACCACGTCGCGCCAGAGGTCGTACACCTATAGAAGAAGAAATAGATGATGAAATACCGGAGAAAGCGTCCGGTCGCCGAAACGGTCGAGATAACGGTGAAGACCCGGAGTTGACACGCGCCGTTCGCCGACCGTCACGGGATGAAGAAGAAGAACCGGCACCAAGACGCGGTCGCGGTCGCGGTCGCGTTCAAGTAGATGACGAAGAAGAAGAACCGGCACCCCGTCGTACACGTACACCACCACCGGATGATGAAGATGATCGTCGGAGTCGACTTCGCGACAATTTGAACCGACGTTAGTCAGTGAAACATATTTAAAGAACGCAAGATGAGTGAATGTCGTTGGTCCGGCTGGCCAGGTGCTTGGTGTCTAGATTGCGGCCGGTCGGACCCGCGAGAAGATGCATTAGGTGAAGACAAGGTCGACTTCACTTGTGAATTAGCGGTATGTACTTGTACTGGTGTCGATCCTGATTGCATTCACTTTAGGGTAAGGTTTCACGAACCGTTCACCTTAGAGTGTACCGATCCAGGCAGTAATCGATATAATCCTTATGTGTCACATGTGATAAGTGAAACAAACGAACCGAACGATGCCGTATAATGACGGGTAGTAAACCTGTTATTATAGGGGCAAACCGTGGCACGTGTAGAACTCGAAGAAAGCGGTGGCTATTACTTCTCGCGGCGCAATGATCGGTTAGAGTTCATTGACTCCGGTTGCGCGGTACTTAACTGCACTTTAGGTGGCGGTTGGCCGCTTTCGCGAATAGCGAATATTGTGGGCGATGAGTCGACCGGTAAGACATTACTTGCCATCGAAGCTTGTGCCAACTTTTCCCGTCAGTATCCGAGAGGTAATATCTATTACCGCGAGTCGGAATCGGCTTTTGATGAAGACTACGCTGGTGCACTGGGTATGCCACTGGAACGGGTGAAGTTTATCGAGCCGGAAGACTTTATGACGGTTGAGGATTTTTATGAAGACTTAGTGAAGGCGGCGGAAGATACAAAGAAACACGACTGCGCTGGTTTATATATTGTTGATTCGCTAGATGCACTTAGTGACAAAGCGGAGATGAAGTTAGACTTTGATGCCGGTAGTTACAACATGACCAAGGCGAAGCAGATAGGTAAATTGCTCCGTCAGTGTCGACTCGAGGTGGCAAAGGCGCGGATATGCCTTGTCATTATTTCACAAACACGCGATAGGATTACCGAAGGCTTTATGGCGCGTTATGCCAAGAAGAAAACCCGAAGTGGTGGCCGCGCGTTAGACTTCTATGCTAGCCAGTGTTTGTGGCTATCGCATATGGATCACATATCCGAAACCGTCGATAAAGTGAAGGAGGATGTTGGTATTCGCATCATGGCGAAGTGCGAGAAGAATAAGATTTCACTTCCCTACCGTAAATGCGAATTCACTATCCGGTTCGGACAAGGTATCGATTCGCTGGTTTCATCAATGGACTGGCTGGAGAAGTACGGTAAATGGGATGAAGCGGTTGATGTCACCAGGCAAACCTACACTAAGCGTATTAATGCGATGAGTGACGGTGAATACTGGGATGAATGCAAACGGCTAGATGAAAGAGTCACCGAATTATGGGAACTTCGCGAAGAAAAGGTTCTCGGACATACACGCCGCAAGTATCAAACTGCCTCCGTATAATTAGTATATGAAGATAAATTGTCCGAGTTGTGAAGGTTCAGGAAAGATAGTGAATCCGTCAATAATAATGAGTGAAACTCGTTTCGGAGGGATGATATACCGTCGCCCAGGTCATACAGATAGAATAATTGTCAAATGTCCACGTTGTGAAGGAAAAGGGAGAGTAGATGTCGGCATTCGGACTATTGACAGCAATCAACGTGGAGGATGTACCGAAAATCCTACACCGAGTGGCGCAAGGGTATCGGGGAAACGAGGGCGACAGACTTGAGTTTATCTGGCCGCTTATTGCCAGTGAAATGGATATCTTTGCTCGTGAACTGGCAGGAAAGATCGAAGAATGGAAGAAGAACCCACCGAAAAGAAAGCGAGTAATGCTTTCGGAATGATTTTTGGACTTGATTGTTTTAATGAGGATAGTATATCTGCGCCTGAAGCGGATCGGTTAGTGGATGCGGTGAATCTCCCCGCACGGTTTATTCCGGTTCTTGAGGTGTCGGAGCCCTCAGCGCTGACAGTTCGCGGGTTTCTTAGCCGGAGTGAACACCACCCGTTCACTCCGGTTTCCCGTGTCTAAAGGGGTGAACTATGCCCGCTAAATTACTTGTGCCCGGTATTAGACCAAAAACAACGATTAATATCGGTTACGAGAAACCCGATGTTATTGAGTTGAAACACGCGCCGTCGCGGCAACATGTAAATGTGCTTATTATACTTGGTGAATACCCTAATCGTGTAGTTGATATAAGTGATATGTGCGAGCGGCTAGGTATCGGTGCGCATTGCCTTCGGTGTCTTATAACGCGACTGAAGTTTAAGTTTCTGGATGGTAACGAGTGGACAATTCAAAAATGGGAAGGCGGCTATCGGTTAATTGACCTACGGGACAGGTGGTGAAAAATGAGTCACTGGCCTGATAACAATGTCTGGGAAGAACGCGATGTGTATAACCGCGCACCGCGACCGGCCATTATTGAGTGCGAACCGTTGAACAGTTGCAGTAGTATTCGTTGGCGTGTCATTAGGTCGACGGTTAAAGTGTTACTCATGGGTGGTTTCTTTCTAGTTGTTATGGTCGCATTATTCTACTGGGCAAAGTGAACACCAATAGAATAGAAGTGACTTATGCCGTTAGATGGGATGGAAAAGGTTTCCTCCTTCATCTATGCTGGTTTCACTGGAAGACTAAACAATGGACATCGTTCCCGGTAATACCGCGTAAACGGTATAAGAGACTGGAACGATTACTTAAACGCTTTGATGGTAAGGTGGCTAATACGGATATTGCGGTAATGATCTTTCCGGCACCCAGTCATGATTGATTTTTGGCTAGTCTTCTTTGACGGTTTTCTAACTGGATTACACATTATTTTCATCCTTTACTGGTGGATAGGACAATGACCGCTATATTAATTTCAGACACTCACTTCACCGACAAGCCGCGCGACGAATACCGCTGGGGTTTGTGGCCGTGGCTTCGCGAACAAATAAAACTGACACAAGCTGATGAACTGATACACCTAGGCGATCTAACCGATGCAAAGGATCGCCACCCGTCGAAGCTGGTGAACCGGCTAATACAGTCGATAGGTCAAGTGTCCGACTTGTGTCGCGCTTATATACTGAAAGGTAATCACGATTATATCGATCCTTTAAACCCGTTCTTTGAGTTTATAGGAAACAACCCTAAACTTGAATACATCAAATCACCTTCATGTACTGAACTGTCAATAGGTAAAGCCACCTTTATCCCTGCGGGTGAGAAGTGGAACTTTGACCTACACGACTTTCCCTATTGCTTCACCCATGTCACGTTCGACGGCGCGGAAGCGGAGAACGGCTCGTTACTGCCAGGTGTCGATCCGGCAAGGTTAAAAGACTATGCCGGAATGTGTTACTCCGGTGACATACACGTGCCACAAAAGATAAGAAGAAATATCGAGTATGTCGGCGCGCCTTATCATATCCGGTTCGGTGACAGTTTCACCCCGCGAGTACTTGTTGTTTACAATAACAGCAAGACCAACGAACTTCACTATCCGTCACCTCGTAAACGTACACTGGATATTGATAAGATCGAACAAGCGGAAGACGCGCGCATAAAAGAAGGTGACCATGTTCGCATTCGCTATTACTTACGCAGAGCGGATTACGACACGTGGCGCGATACTCGTAACCAGTTAGCTCAACTGGCCGACGCAAGAGGTTGGGAAGTATTCGCTATCGAGGCTATTCCGCTTGAAGTAAAGAAAAGAACTGGTGATGACACCTCGCAAGAGTATTTGACTTCGGAACAGTTGTTCACCCAGTATGCCAATAAACATATGCTATCGGATGAGTATATTTCCATCGGCAAGTCATTGTTTATGGGATAACCGCCGTATAACATGATTGGTGTTATACGGAGGAAGTCGTGCCGTTATTTTCACTTGAACAATTGACCGTCACCAACTTCCGCGCGGTTTCCGGTACAGTCGAATTACACTTTGACCAGAAACCTGGACTGTATTTCATAGCTGGTCGCAATGAATTACACCCGCGATTAGGTGCAAATGATGCCGGTAAAAGCACTTTATTCTGCGAAGCACTGTCATGGTTACTTCAAGCTAGAACAAGCCGAAGTAACCGACCGGGCGGGGATATTGTCAATTGGGCTTCTGGCGCTTCCAGGGCCGGTGTAGCGGGCCTATTCCGGCTAGGCGGTATCCCCTATACCCTAGAACGCTACCGCAACCCTACGGCGCTTCTGTTGAACGGACAAGTAGTCACCCAAGAGGAGGTGAATAAACTACTGCCGTTGTCCGATGCCGCATTAAGACGCACAATACTTATTGACCAATTCGGCATTATGTTTCTCAATCTGAGACCAGAAGAAAAGTCGAGGATCTTTTCCGAAACACTTAACCTTGACTTGTGGGTGAAAGCCGCAGAACGTGCCGGTAGAGAACAAACGGAAGCGGAACGGGTCATCAAACGCGCCGAACAGGACTTGCAAGTCACTATCGCCACCTTAGCCGAGGTGAAGGATCAGCGCGAAGAAGCGGTAGCACGCGAAACCGCGTTTGAGGATGAACGCATCGCTACGGTTGCTTCACTCAAAAAAGAATTACGAACTGCCACCGAACACCAACAAGAAACCGAAGCGGCATTGAATGCAGCGCGTGCGAAGTCGGCTAAGTTCGGTGACGATAGCGATATCCGTGAACTGAATGACTACAAAGCTTCGGAACGCGACTTGGTTAGGGCAATAGCCAGTTCAGAAGCACTAGTTGAGTCAAGCACTACCGAACTAGATCGACTTAGACAACGTCTAGGTGAATACCGTAACGCAAAAGGTGTATGTCCCGAATGTCTGCAGCCGGTAACGGATGAACATATTGAAGAAAAAGCCGCGATAGTGCGCCAACAAATACGTCGGTTGCGTTCGGAGATTACCGAAGAAACAAACACTGCACAAGAATTACCCGCACAATTAGAAGCGATAAGACTTATGATTACTCAGATTGAAGAAGCGTCGAAAGGCCTCCAAGCGGCATTAGGTGAAGTAGCGGTAGCGGCGGGTAATTCAATACACGCCGATAGAGAAAAACATAGAGTCACCAAAGCACTAGCCGAAGCCGTCGAGAAGGTGAACCCGTTCACCGACCAGTGTGATAAGTTAGACACCAGACACGGTGAACTGGTCGATAAGCGTCGAGACCAACGGCTGACATTAAAACAAGTCGAAGGTAGCGCGGAGATATATAAATACTGGCAAAACGGTTTCCGCGAAATACGACTTGAACAAATAGACACCACTCTAATGGAACTGGAACTGGTAGCTAACCGGCATGGTGAATCGTTGGGTTTAGATAACTGGGAAATACAATTCGCCACCGAACGCGAGACCACTTCCGGTACACTGTCCCACAAGTTCACCGTTTTCCTTTATCCACCTGGACAGAACGATCCGGTTGCTTGGGAGAACTATGCGGGCGGTGTCAGTCAGCGGTGGCAGTTAGCTGTCACCAGTGCGTTAGCCGAAATATTGTTAGCGCGTGCAGGTGTAGACACCGACTTTGAAGTATTCGATGAGCCGACCACTCATTTGTCACAAGAGGGAATAGACGACTTACTTGCATGTTTACGCGAACGGGCACTGGAACAAAATCGGCGTATATTTGTAATCGATCATCATGCGTTAGATAGAGGAGTGTTCGATGGTGTCATCACAGTCATTAAGACAATGGAGGGCGTTCGGGTGGAATGAGAACCCCGCGCCGTTCAAACAAGGTTCGCATTTGACTTGTATCCACGGTCGGTATTACCTTTCGTGCCCTAAGTGTAAGACCGAACTCAAGCGAGGTACTGACACCGGGAAGTCCGACCAGTCTAGAAGCTTCCTCGACGTGCTTGATGACCTCGACTCCGAGCTATCGGTCATCAACACCAAGGTCGACCAACCCACCAGGCCCAAGGACATGAAGGAAACATCCAGTGAAAGCGAAAGGAAAAGGTCCGAGGAATGAACGTCGGCTTTCACGCGCTTTATCGCTTTTAATATCCGAAGGTGAACGCGAGGACTTGTTGTGGCGTTCCGCTATGTCCGGTGGCCGCGCTACGGTTCAACGTAAACGAGGTGTTACCAATCTTACACAAGGCGGTGACATAAGCGCGATAGCCGCTGACTCATCGTGGTTAACCGAAGAATGGTTTATTGAAGCAAAACACTATAAAGACTTAGAAATAGTTAGCAGTTTTATTAAGAACAAAGGTACACTGGC